TGTGAACGGTAGTTCCCTACTATGCGGTGCACCCAAGGGGCCGACGTGGAGGAGGAACACATCGACCGTCTGTTCTAGCCGTTGCAAGGATAGTTAAGAGCGACGTCCACTGCACCAGCGGTCCACGCGGTGATAGCGGCATACATCTCGGCCATGATTGGAACAGTCGTGAGACCGCTCGTGGTAATCGGCGCGGTCACTGGAACCCACGGGAGTGTAGGAGCGGCTCGACCGAATACAGTCACGGTGGCCGTAGTGACACTGACTTGCAGTGTGCCTTGAAAGTAATCAGCGTCGCTGATTCTTAAGGAAGGAGCGTCACCTACTGTGCCGGTCCCATATACCCCAGTGCCTATAGCGGACTGGTTTCGAATTAATGTTTTGCTGAGCATGTGAATGGTCCTATCGCTTTGCGGTGGTGAGGAGTTGGTGGACCATGTGCCCACATTGATCAACCAGCTTCTCATCTCTCATGAGCCTGGTCTGGTTAAGTGTGAAGAAGATTGCGTGGAATGCTTCGTGCCAGAAGGACTGGTACACCACGGCTTTTTTCAAGGCTCGGCTGGGCGGCATCAGAGTGATGGTCAGCGTATCGAAGTCACAGGTGCCATAGGCATTGTACTTGTCTTCGACTAAGGGATCGAATTTGACGGTCCATGTTTGGCCCGCCAGTTGGAATGTAGACGGGATGAATCGCATGTGTCCTCTTAGACAGACCCAGGGCGCATGCGAGCAGAGGCGCTACCTGGGCTTATCAGTTACTCAATTAAAGAATGTTGTCGGCTGTCCGGCCCATCTTTGCTTCAACAGATGTCCGATAGGCGGCATCCTTCTTGTAGCGTGGGTCAGAGACAGCTGCGATCAACTCGCTCTGGTTCGCATAGCCACCTGATTGTCCACCTGGGCTGTTGCTCCCACCGGACACTAAGTTGCCATCACGACCATTCGCGGCTTGGTACTTGGAATACAAGTCGGCTACCGCGAGCTTAACAGTCGAGGGACTAGTAGTACCTACGTCATAGTCGTTGATCTGCTGGGGTGTCCAGTTGACACGTGCCCAGTCAGTCATTGACTTGTAGTTCTCAGGACCACCAACGCTTGCATGTATTTCAGCTACGGCTGCGGTCTGCTGGGACTGCTGGCCTGCAATGTACGAATCAACCATCCCGCGTGATAAGCCGGTTTTGGCGAGTGAGTCGTAGGTTGCTTCCGCAAGCTTACCGTCGCGGGCGAACTCAGCGGATGCTGCGTCAACCGTTACAGTCTGTGCCGAAGGAGCATTGGCTACTGGGGCACGGGCGGGAGCTTCAGCTGCTTGAGCGGCAGCCAGGGCTGCTTCGGCGGCTTGCAACGCTGCCGACTTGGCGGGTGCAGCGGGAGTCTCGACGGCGGGTTTGCCACGTGTCTTCTCCAACTCTGTGTAGGACTTGGCTAGGCCCGCATAGTCAGCTTCGCCTGTGGTGGCGTTCCAGAATTTATCTGGTAGACCAACGGGCTTCTCTTTCGCGGAGACGACCGGCGCTGCTGCTGGGATTACGGGGTTCTCAATCAGATTGCCGTCGTTGTCGCGGGCCTCAATGGTGACGCCTGCGGCATCAGCTTTGTTGGCAGACGCGAGTTCTGCGGGTGTCAATGTAGATAGTTCCATGAATATATCCTCCTCTTAATTTCTATTCGTAGTCGCGGCGAATGGTTTGATTACCTTTCGCATCGACTTCGCCGACTGCGTACTCGGCTACCAACTTCACAACCTTGCCAGACACGTCTAACATCTTTATGACTTCACGTGCTTTAGGCAGGTCGCCTGCGGTTGGGATTTCTGAGTGACTGTCGTCACCATGTACCATCGACGGTTTTGCATTTGCCATTGTATCTCCTCGTTATTTGGCGGGAGCGGGTTGCCCGCCGCCTGTTGCCGTTGCGTTGTGTGCCACAGCACCCTTAGCAACTTCTTGAGCTACGCCTGGACCGGCCTTAGCCATCATCTGCTGTTGCTGAGCTTGCTGTTGCATCTGCTGAACTTCATCATCTGAGCGGATCATCTCGTCGAGATTCTCAACTCCATAGTTCTTACCGAATGCGTTTAGAACGATACCAGCCTTGATGTACTGCGCGACCACTTGAGGTGTCAACGCTTGTGACGCATCTGCCAGGAATGAACGCAGCTTGTTGGCTGCATGGTTCCGGCCCAATGCTTCAAACCCAGTGGTGATAAGAGGCTCTACCGAACCCTTAGGTAGGGCAGGCAGTTCTTTATCTCTGGTCATCTGAGCCATGATGCGCTCGGTCATCGGAAGTTGAAGCTCTCGTGAGAGAACGGTGTAGACACCGCCCAACACATCTTCAAGCTCCTGAGCCATGCCGCGAATCTCTTCGGCGGTTACGCGCTCGGCATCTCGTACTGCCCCGCCTTGTAACAGGAAGGCATTGGATAACCGCTTGGTCAGTTCGTCGGAAACACTCTTGGCGACTGTAAAGTCAGCCTGTTTCTCTAACTGAACAATATCGATGTCAGCAGCCGATCCGTTAATGACGTCGCCACTTTCGGCCTGGACTAGATCTGTTGCATCGGTAGTCGCGTTGGGATGAACTAGGAATACAATCTTCGCAGCTGCTGCCGCGAACTGTACGATAGCTGTGCTAATGCCTTCGAGTGATCTTAGATCGCCCAAGTATTCATCTACGAGGCCACGACCGTAGTCGCTGTTCGCAAACGGTTGCCACCGAAGTGGGCACCAGGGAGTCTTGTCGAAGGGATGCTCGCCATCTGTTCCGGGTAATTCAATGTCGTTCAGTTCTTGGTGATAGCAAACCTTCTTATCTTTCCAGACAATCCGGGTAAACAATTCAACAGGAACCTGCCCGTCAGCTTTGAGTTCACACAGGGTGCGTACTTCTTCACTGAGAGCTTGAGGTAGTACCGACTCGCGGATGACCACTTCGAGCGGATGCCCGACAGCGTCACGGACGATGACATACTGGTCAATACGAAAGACGCGATTGCGTTCCTTGTCTGCGTACAGAACTGCGTTGCCGGACACTACGAGAAGCTTGAGCGTCTCGAAGATGATCTGGCGAGCGTTGGATGTTTCAATGCGTCGAGAAATTTTGCGCTCTAACTTTGCAAGAGCAGTATCGATTTGTTCTTTGCCGCCTGGGTTTCCTTGCGACAGCTTCTCAGCTACATCCTCATCCATCGAAAGACGGAAGTAGGCTGTGTTGGGAGGGAACAATGCCAGTAGTAATTTGCTGGCTAGGTTGTTGACGCCACGTGCCCCGAGGGATTGGTAGGGCGTGGGCATGAGGTATTCATCGCTCATGCCGCTACGGGGAATCAGTCCAGGGATTGTCAGGTCACTGCATTCCCGTACTCGTTCGAGAACGGTCTCGCGGCTGCCCATTAGCTTGCCGTAGCGGGCCTTAGCGCCGACAGCCTGCACGTCCTGCGCTTTCTTATCCGCCATGTTAGTTCCTTATTTGTTAACGATTGATTCCACGGACACCGCCGCCGCCATTGCCGCTACCGGCTGCGCCAGGGTTAGGTTGACCACCCGTGCCGCTGCCAATTCCACCGGCAGGGGCACCGTTACCGGCACCGGCATTCAGGTTGTTGTAAGTTCCAGGGGCGAGGCCGAGCGTGCTGGCCAGCGGACGTGGATTGGGATCATTTATACCTGCGCGATTACCGCTATTCGGATCAAGTCCAATGGTCAGGGCCGACGTGCCAACTCGGTTGGAGTCGACTGTGTTGCCATACGCACCACCATCTAAATAGGGGTTGTGAACGTAGCTAGGGACTGTGGTGGCGGGTGCTTTGGGAGTGCTGCTGAAACACACTGGGGATAACTCCTGGTCGCTCTGTAGAGCGTTTCAAGTGAATAAGTAGTTCATCTATTAGCTCGCGGCGACCGGCGTAGCGGTGGGCGTCCTCAACAGATTCGTTGGAACGGATGCAGCGAGGGGGAAACGACCTGTCTAGCTCCTTGATGAGGTCGACGGATTGTTCGTGAATTGTGAGTGCCATGTTCTTCCTCTAGGCGACTTTGAAGATGCGAAAAAAAGCCCCGACACGGTGAGGTGTCGAGGCGTTTTGGTAATACACGGGTCGGCTATAAGGTTAAGTCATTGATTTTAAAGGAGACTGTAAATGTCAAACCCAGCGGACAACACCGGGCAGCCCCTGGCGTTCCACCCGGCCTGCGCGTAGTAGGGCTTGCCGGACATCTTCCAAGTGGTACGCCAGAGCGGTCGACCGACGGCAGAGACGCCACGGACGTACCTTAGGTTGTTGCAGGGGTTCCTAAGCGCACTCCAATGAAACATCAGGCGGGCCGGGGACCACGTAGGGTGCGCCAGGATGTACCAGTAGGGCAGCGTGCCGTCCTCCTGGTTGTCCCACAGCCACGCCCACTTAGGATAATAGTAGGTGTCTCGGGTCAGGTCGTAGGTCCAGAATCTGCCATACGCAAGTGCCCCGCAGAGCGGGACACCGACGATGGTCAGGACCAGGCTGACTGTCTGGATCAAGATAAACAGGGGAAGGTACTTCAAGGTGCTGACCATAGAATGACCTCCTTGGTCTCGTAGTTGTAGTTGGCGTGGTGACAGATCCTTGCTACGCGCGCCTGTATAAGCGCGTCAGCTTCGGTGAATCCTTTACGTGCATACGCTGACAAGACTGTTGCCCACATGTCCTTCGCTGTCTTCTGCGTAGCCAACGCGGCTACTTCAGGCGAGGCAATGCCAACACCTCTGCACCCTGGATAGTTGTCGACCGGATCTCCGGTGATACATTGGGTGAAGAAGAAGCGTAAAGCGGAAACGCGACTGATCCGTTTGGGTGTGTTGGAAGTGTCACGAGGGTTGCATAGGAGACCTGGAATGGTCCGCATGTCTTTGTCTTCACTGACTATGACCTTCTCGTAATCTGTCCAAAGGACGGGGGACGTTGCGATGATGCCCATGATGTCGTCGGCCTCCAGCGTAGGTCGCTGGTAACTGGGATACAAAGACGCGAGGTGGTCCTTGGCTTGCATAAGGAACTCAGGCTTCCGAGTAGCTTTGCGATTCGCTTTGTAATCTGGATAGACATTTTTCCTCCAATTGTTTATAGGATCACTTAGGCAGACCAGCACTTCGCTGGCCTTGTATCGAACGATAAGTTCTTCTACGTACTTCTCGACGCCGACGCGGGTGTCTTCCCACGACGTGTGAATCGCAGCCTCGCTGTCAGGGCCATCGAAGAGGAACTTCTCTTCGGTAGCCGATGACAGTTTGTAAGCGACGATGTCACTATCGAGTAGCAACAGTCGTCGCTTCTTCATACTTTCTCCTCACCTACGAGTTTCATGTCCACTAAATCACTGGTGGTTTTTCCTTTGTTGATAAAGAAACAACTCACTGGAACTTGCTCAGGGATTTCGAAGCACACAAGGACCGAACTGCCGGGGAACTTTTCGATCTTCCCTACTCGGTTGTGCCACCCACCCGCTGCGTCTTTAGAAAGTACGAAGACGTCCTGTGTGTACACCGCAGGGGCCACGCCCGCAGCTTGAATAGGTTGCGCCGCTTCAGCGATGAACCACATCAACAAGAACGTCATGATGAATGCCCCGGCATTGGCAAGGGAGTTTCCGTTCCTGCCAATCCATTCGTTAAGAGCGTGCATCTTTTACTGCCTTGATTAAGCTGGGGATGTCCTGCGTGATCGTCCGCATGCCAAACCAATAGCCAATCGTTAAGCCACCCCATGTCAGCACTGTCGGATCGAGAGACTTGGTCGAGATATCAAACCAACCGAAGACCGAACCCACCATCAACACGGTGACGACGGGACGGATCAATCGACAGAAGGCATCGACAATCACGTTAACGGTGTCGCCAAACTTAGTGGTCGACACGGTGCGCGGATCGTAGGCGCGAGCTTCGTTGACTGCTTTAGCAATCGAATCTTGAATATCGATTTGCATCTTTACTTTATCAGCCGAGCCGGGAACCCAACGCTCGACGATGTCAGCGGCTGTGGTGGCGATTCCGCCTACAGCACCGGCCACGCCTTGGCCTGCGACAATCGCGGGGTTGGCGGTTCCAAAGATAGTAGATAAAAAACCCATAAGTTATTGCTCCGTTTGTTCTGTGAACATGTTGTTGGCACCACCCGTGTAAACGACGTTCAGGAGAAACTGTTCGCCGTTGGGCTTGGTGATGGTGAGATTGCATTCGCCGAATCCTAGAAGAACGGCATCGAGTAGCAGTCGCATCTGACTGCCGTCAGTCGCACTCGCGAGTACACGCGGGATTACTGAGGTTGCTAAGTATTTACTTCGTCTTGTCACGCAGGGTTCTCCCAAGCCACACGCCCAAGCCACTCCGAGACCTTTCGAATCTGGTCGTGAGTGGCATCCGTCTTGATGCGATTAGCGAGCAGGCTAATGATTACGGTGTTCTGTGGCGTGTACCCCAGAGCAGGATCGATACGATCAAAGGACGGCGTGATTTCTGGGCTGCGATTTCCTCTGCCGTTGAAACCCGCCACGTACTCCAGCTTGGTGCCGAGAGCTGGGCAATGGGTGGGCCACACCATGTCCTCGAATATCAATGTGAAGGGAACCTTCGCCTTGCGAGCGTACGATTTCTTAGCCGCGAAGATGCGGGCATGCGGGTTAGCCGCTCCCCACTTCCTGGTGGAGGCGCGGTGCTTTTCTGGATTAGCCGCTTTCCACTTCTTGCCCTCGGCGCGGACCTTTTCTGGGTTAGCCGCGCGCCGCTTCCTCAGACGGATTGCATTTGGCGTGTTGCTAGTGAGTCTTTGCCCAGTTTGCACCGACTGAAAAACTTCCTGATAGAGGACATCTAACTTCGAGCAGTTCGCCTGCTGATCGGATACTGTCTGCGGCCAGTTGGCCGATGGTTGCTGCATGTTGGTCCTTTGTTTGTATTTGAAACTCATCGTGAATGTTCGCTACATAGATGAAATCATTCCGCGAGTGGAGAGGTATAGACAAAAGCTTTCGGTCTAATAGCAGCAACGCCTGCTTCATCACGACTGCGCCAGCGCCCTGTAGCAATGTGTTCAACGCCGCATGCTTGTGTCTGATAGGAAGGATGCGTCCATCGAGTGACTTGACGAATCCTCGTGCCTTAACTGCGTGCTCTACAGCGGTGATTAGTTCACCTAGAGCGGGAACGCGAGTCTTCAATCGGTCGCGAGCCTGTGTGCCTAACTTCTTGATCATCCCATCACGCTCTCTACCACTTGGGAACTTGACGTTGAATCTTCCAAGCTTCTCCGTAGTGAAGTCGTCAACCACGATGGTGCCAAGCTTGAAGTCGCCTGCGCCGTAAAGGAAGGCATAAATAAATGTCTTTCCGTGTTCTCGTGAGTTGAACTCAATGGCTCGTTGGTTAACGCTGTGAACGTCCGTGCCGTCAGACTTCTTGCCGTTGACGACTGACGCGCCATATGCACCGCCGTCATACTTTGCCAAGTAATGAGCCAGCATGCGCAGCTCTAAGCCTTCCGCATCACAGCCCACCAGCACCCATCCTTTAGGAGCTATCCAACACGCTCGACACTCTTCACCATACGGCGAACCAATCCTAGGTGTCTGTGCTACGTTGGGATGATGGTGTGTCATACGACCAGTCACGGCACCGTTGCTGTTAACCTTGCCGTATATTCGACCATCAACTTCGCTCTTGAGCCACGCCTGCTTACCGTCACCAATCTGCCCCAGCCGCTTGTCGATCATCAGATACTCATTGAGTACCTTAGCTACCGGAACGGACATTGCATCGAGTACAGTCTCATCTACCTTAGGCTTGCCGCCCTCAGTGAACTCACTGGGTTCCCACCCAAGTACATTGATAAGTCGGTCAGCGATGTGGTCTCGCGATCCGGGATTGAATGTAATGGTCTTGTAGGTTGTGACAGGCACGCCCTTGACGTAGCCGCGTGCCTTGTTGTTAACCTTAGGTATCCAGTTGTTCTTATCTACCACCTGCCACGGAGGAAACTCTAGGGCTAGAGACTGCTCCAGAGTGACACGTCGGATCTGTAGCTTTGCATACAGCGCAGAAGCTGCCGCCTTGTCGAAGCCGAATCCGTTGCGCTGTTGTTGTGCGATGATCCTGGCAACTTCATTCTCGATCTCTAACGCACGTGGGTCGTACTCTTTGGACTCGATCAGCTTAAACAGCGCAACCGTCGTGAGAATATCTTGGCAGCAATAATCATCCATCTCTTTCGAGAAGGGCACGGTCGCCCAGGTGTGGCCGGTGGTCGCAGGATCGAACGATCCCTTACGTTCACCCATGCGCCAGCCCCATGCCTCCAGGGAGTGCATCCCTATGAGGCCAGCCTTCTGGAACTCTAGTGGCAACTTGCGGGCACGTAGGGCTGCAAAGTCCTTCTCATCTAGCGTGGGCCAGATGAGGCGTGACCAGGCTCGGGAGTCAACCACCTGGCCAGTAGGTTCGAACTCCGGGTAGATCTTCTGGATCGCAGGGACGTCGAACTCATGCACGTTGTGGCCACCGATGCACGTCGCATCCTGTAGTAGCTTGACGCCCTGCGGGATGCTGTCGCCGTTGAACCGCAGCATGACGTCGTGCGTGCGGTCGTACACGTTCAGGCAGTGAATCTTCGTCATGTCCACCAATAAGCCATTTGTTTCAATGTCGAAGATCAGCATTTAGTTACTCCTGTTTTAAGTGTTGTCGTAATCGGGGTTGCGCTTGCGCCATGCAATGAGAACACGGATGTATTCCGCGTATGCCGCTGCCCCAGCACCACCATCGAATGTAGGACGCGGGTCAACTAGGGTCTGGTCAACCTTGATCGCCGAGTTAGACTGCTTCGCGGCATACTCGTACTGCAAGGCAGACGCATTGCCCTTCTCCGGGCGATCATCATGCAGCCTGCCAACTGTCATGGCATCTAACATCAGAGCAAGGCAAGCCATTGCATGAGCGAGGTGATGTACCTGGCTGTCTTCGGCCAACGATTCGCCATCCCAAAAAGCGTCGAGATGACGCTCACACGCAGACTTGTAAACGCTGACTGAAATAGAAGAGTTGCGCCAGTTGTAAGGACCATACTTCTTTGCTCCGTCCGCCAGCGCCATCGCCAGGAAGTGCTTCGCGCTCGGCGGGACCAGGTGCAGTGGCACCTTGGTCATACCGGACGCGGTCTTGGGGTTGTTGTCGGGGTAGATCATCTAAAATTCTCCATCTTCTGATTTGAAGCCCTGCTTCTCGCCACCACTGGGAAGATCACATTGTATTAATCGCCCAGTTGTGCGGTCGTATCGCAGGCCGAAGGTGACGCCAGTGGCATCGCCGGTGTATCTATCTTTCAGAATGCGCATCGTCGTCACGCCATTGACGTCCTGCTTATTCCGCTCGATGCCGAACAAGAAGTGACTCCAATAGGCAATCGAACGTGAACCACGGAAGTGCTTCTCAAGAACTCGCCCACCTTCCTCGTGTGCCTTGCCTTCGGGAGTGGCTAGGTGACTGACGAAGTAGATCGTGCAGTCGAGTTCCTGTGCCAGCCGAGACATCTCTGCCATGATCTTGTCGAGCGCTTTGCGTTCATCTAAGTCAGTGGCAGCCGCGAGTGCGGTGAGGTGGTCTAAGAAAATATCCTTGCACTTGAGACCACGCACCATGTAACGAATCTTCTCCTTGATGGTTTCCCAAGTAGCTGATCCGAAGTGGTCGTAGAAGAACGCCTGTCCATCTACTTTAGCTATGGCTGCTTTGAGGACTCCGGGATCGAACGTCTCTCCAGGCACGTGGAACCGCTTGCTGGCAATTTTACCAGCGAGTGTCTTAAGGGTATGCGTTGGGGGTTCTTCCAAGAAGATGAGGCCGACAGGAGTTTTGTCGTTGAGTATGATGTGTGCGGCAATCTCCTTAAAGACATCGCTCTTGCCAATGCCCGTGCCTCCTCCGAAGCCGTAAACTTCCTTGCGCCTCCGCCCATAGGTCGCGGCCATACCAGGCCAGGGCCAATCAAGCCCGATCTCAATAGGCTTGCACGCAGCTTCTGCGAGGCTATCAACATCAACGACACCATCAGGGCGGAACTCTTTAGCGCCCCAGATCGCTGCAATAACATCTTGTCCTTTACCGGCTGTGAGACATTCATTGGCATCCTTTAGTGGCAGGCGGGCGATGTGTGCCTTGCCGGGTGATAGTAGGAGGGCGCATTCCTTCGCAGCTTCTTGGCCTGGGTCGTCCATGTCGAACATGAAGATGACCTTCTCAAACTTCTCAAGCCACTCGATGGCCTTGCCGATGGCCTTGGCTGCACCAGCCGCACCATTGGGTACGCTGACGACTGGCCACTTGTTCTGCTGGAGTTGTGAGACAGACAAGGCATCAATCTCACCCTCGGTGATGACGATCATCTTGCCGCTGTCGCGCCACAACCACTGTCCATATAGGCCAGCCTTCTTTGGCTCACCAATAAACTTGAAGTCCTTATCAGGGAAGCGAACCTTCTGTGCCACTCGCTGGCCAGCGGCGTCGCAGTAGTTCGCTATCTGGACTGGGCTGCCATTCATCTCACCGACTAGGTAGCCCCAGAACTTACAAGTCTCTTCATTGAGGCCGCGCTTTGTAAGCGCCATCACCTCACCGTCTAAAAGATTTTTCACTGTGGGACTCCTGGGTTGTGTGGCAGCTTTGGAGCCGGATGATTTGTGGGCGCTACAGGCGAAGCAATGCGAACTACCATCTGAGTAGATGGCGTTCGCGTCAGAGCTACCGCACGCTGGACATGCCTCGTGGCGGTTGAACTCGCTTGCTGTCATGGGGTCTCCGTGGGGTGTTGGTGGCAAGCACTCGCTGCACGATGCTGTGCAGGAGGCCGGTACGGTGACGCTTGTGATCATTCAGCGCGACGCGAATGAACTCTTCGCGGATCGTGGGGAAGGTCATCATGCCGCTAACTTCTTTCCAGTGACATAGGCATATCCAGCAACTTTCCGCTGGCGTTCAACGTCGCGGATGAAGTCGCTCATACAGTAATAGGCATACTTAACGCGGCTGTCGTCGCGGCGCATCTCCGCAGTGAATTCCACGCCCTCTTTCTTGAGGTCGAACATCCGTGAAGCCAAACGACGCACTCCATAATTACTCGCGATCAGCTGCGTGATGTAGCCGTGCTTGACGAGGTGCCCTAAGATCAATTGATTCTGATTGCTAGAAGAGATAGTCATGATGTCCTCCTACGGACTGGGTTGAGAAATTGGTGCGGCGTTTCGTGCCGCTGACGTTCCCATCAACATCCAATAAACGCCCCGCTGCGAACGGGGACTACAGTTAGGTGCTGACTGTTGGCGCGGGCAGTGTCGCAGGCCCATCAACCGCAATGAGCCATTGGCGCACGTCAAAAGACGGGCACGCTTTGGCTACATTGGGGATGTCACGGTGACCGAGTATCTCGGCTCGTGGGAACTGCACCCGGAGGTCGGTCAACAATTGTCTTAGGGTGTTGAACTGTTCCGGTGTGAAGTTATTCTCAGGTACTAGGTGTGCATCGGTCCCGCCTACTAGGCAGACTCCGATACTGAACTGGTTGTAGCCCGATACGTGGGCACCAGGTTGGTCAAGCTTGCGCCCGTCTTCAATGACGCCGTTGCGCCGGATGACCTTGTGGTATCCGATCATGAAGAAGCCGCGCTGGCGATGCCAGAGGTCAATTTCTTTGGCACCTATATCAAGCGTGCCAGGCGAAGCCGAACAGTGGACTATGAGATAGCGCACTTCAGCCATGGGTTTGTATTCGATTAGATCTCTCGGATTAGGATGTGGGTGCCGGGTGGCGATTGGTATAGCTTCGTGACGTGTAGCTCTTGAACGAGTGTGTCGTCAGTCCACCAGCCTTTTTGTGTGATCGCGTCGAGCATGCCCTTGGCATAGTTATCGACGTCTCCGCGTGGGGTTAGTAGCTTTCCGGTCTTAGGTTTGGTGCAGTTGAATACCAGCACCACCTTAAGCAGTGAATCAAAAACGAAAGGACTGGAGGGCAGCAGCTTGAGAGCCGCAACCTTCCAGTCCTTTGTTCGCTTCGGATAGTAACTGCCCCAACGGGTGACGCGGGCGCGTGCCGTTGGAACAGGTTCTAAAGCTAGGAAGTGGATTACTTCCCGGTGCTTAGAAGTCAGCGCCCTTCGCCGGTTTAGAATCTGCCGAAGCGACAGGGGCCGAAGTATCTTCGAAGCCACCTGAGTCTTCGAAGCCACCTTCCTGCTCGGTGAAGCCTAAGCCGTCCGCCGACTGGCCGGTGCCAGATACAAGCTTGAGGATCTGCACACCGCTCATGCGGAATGAAATACCAACTTGATTATCCTTAGCGGTGTAATACGGATTGACAGTTCCGGCAACCTTGAGCGTTGATCCACCCCAGACTGATGCAGTAGTCGCTTTATTTTTTGCATCGAAAAGTTTCGGCTGATACTTTGTCACCTCACCTTTCTCATTCGTGAAGCTGGCGTTCAACTTGAAATTGATAATGGTGTAGCCCGTCTCCTCATCGTTGTCGTTAACTTCGGGTTTGCCGATTTCAACTCGCGACATCTTACTAGCCTTCTTAGCAGTCTTTGGATCGTCGAGCAGCTTGGCTTTTGTGGTTTCCTCGAACGCATCTAGTGTCTCCGTGTACTTAGCAATAAACGCTAGTACCGCAGCGTCGTCCGATCTGAATCGCAGGCGAACACTGTAGACGCCTTCCTTGTTGAATTTCGTGTCGGGCTTGTTGACGCGCGGCCAGATTGCAATACCGGCAGGTGACACGTAGTTGATGTATTTTCGTTTCTCGATTGCCATTCTAATTTCTCTCCATATTGAGAAGCGCTTCCTCAAGGGCAGCAGCGGTCATGCCTGTGTCCAAGATACTTGCGCGGGTTGTGGTGGTGATGTATCCGAGCGTGTCTCGCTCGCTATAAGCTTTTGCAATCAATGATTGATCGGTGCCATTCATGTGATTGCTCCGGGGACTCGATCTAGGAAGACGCGCTGCTTAGCTGCGCCGGTTATATTGGATGCTTTACGAAGCTGATCCAACGAGTGAGCAAGCAGACGGATGACAAGTGCCTTGTTACCCGTCAGCAATGCAGAAGTACGATGCAGCCGTCGTACCGTGTTGCGTCTCCATGCACGGTCAGCACGGACGGATGGTTCTAGCTTTGATAGGGTACTCATTCGGCACACTCGTCACAGTTGCGGCTATCGTCTAAGCCTGCTTCATAGCCGTCTTCTCGGCCTTCGTCGTAGCCTGCCTGCCAGGTCTCTTCTTGCACGGTATCAACTTCCTGTGTGAGGTCGTTGATCTCGTCCTGTAGG